TAATTCTAAGTACGCTACTTTTAGTACAGCAGTTACCCAGGCACCACACGCTTACCTTATTCGCGCACTCAAACACTCTAATTTCTTTGATGTAGTTGAAAGAGTGTCATTAGATGCAGTCACTAAAGAACGACAGTTAATTAGATCTACCAGGGAAACATTTGATGAAGATAAAAAGCTAATGCCCCTTAAATTTGGCGATATGGTGATGACAGGTGGAGTATTATCTTATGACAAAACGGAAAGTGCAGGAATTGGAGCAAGATACTTAGGTTTGGGCGCAAGCCGTAAGGTAAGAAGAGATCAAATAACAGTAAGCCTACGCACAGTCTCAGTTAGCACAGGCAGGATCCTAACAGAAGTGTTAGTAACTAAATCAGTATTCTCAGCTTCCCTGGATAACGATGTATTTAGATTTATAAGCGAAGGCACAGAATTAGTAGAGATAGAAGGTGGATCTGTAGAAAACGAAGCAATGAGCATTGCATTACAAATAGCCATAGAAACGGCCGTATTAGAAACGATCAAAGAGGGTGTAATTAATAACTATTGGAGATATAAAGAATGAAAAAAATACTTTTATTACTCTTATTATCAGCACCTTTGTATTCGGCAGATAATGAGATATTTATAGATCAAAGTTCAGGATCTTCTAATTCTAACTTTGACTTTGAGCAATTAGGATCTGGCAACATCATTGGTGGCGCAGATGCCGCCGCAGGAAGCATGACAGCTCTAGATCTAGACGGTACGGTTATGAATCTCAATTTAGACATGATTGGCGATTCTAACAAGTTCTTAGGCGATATATGGGCTGATAACTACACAGGTAACTTTGTATTTGATGGCAACAGTAATACGTTCAACATGAGTACAGACGAAAGTAATACGTTTGGAGCTGACGGAAGTAATGTAAACGTCCAGGCTACTGGAAATAGTAATACTTTCACACTCAACCACGCCATGGCCGCACTAGCTAGTACGTTAGATCTGGATTGGATTATTAATGGATCTAGCAACGCTATTACTGCATCTATTGACGTAGATGCGGCTACTAACTACATGGACATTGATGGATCTGATAATGCGGTTACTTATGATGGCGATGGTTATGCAGGTGGCTATTTTTGGCTTGATCACACAGGCAGTAACAGAACTTTTAATATTCAACAAAAATCAACACAAGATAATGACTGGCTTAAAATTATTAGCGTGGGTTCTACTACTTCAACTGTGTGTGTTATCCAAAACGATCAAGGCACAAGCGCAGGTTGTTAGTATTGGAAACATAAGCGAAGTAAACGGCGTTGCTAGAGTTGTAAGAGACAAACCCTATGAAGCCACAGTAGATTTTGGCGTTGTATCTTTTGACAACGTAGAAACTGCAAAGGGGCGTATGGGTATAACTTTCATTGATGATACGCAAATACGATTAACTGAAAACTCAAAGATTGTTATTGATGAGTTTGTCTTTAATCCAGATCCGCAAAAGTCACAAATGGCATTAACCTTTGCAAAAGGCACTGCAAGATTTGTTAGTAGTAAATTAGGTAGGATCCCTAAGAAGAGAATAAAGTTAAAAACAAGCAGTGCGACTATAGGTATAAGGGGTACATCGCTATCTGTAACAGTTGACGAATTACAACGCACTTTGGTTATTTTATTGCCGCAAGCTGACGGCACAAGTAGCGGTGAAATTAGCGTAACTACTGCAATGGGAACAGTCATACTTAACAAACCCTTTCAAGCTACCGTAGCATCTATGTATGAAAAAGCACCTAGTGATCCTGTAGTGCTAGATCTAACGCTAGACTTTATAGACAATATGCTAATAGTAAATCCACCCACACCCAGGCAAGATCTTATTGAACAACAACAGCAACAAGGTACGGCAGATTATCTTGATTTTGCGGATCTAGAAATTGACTACTTATCAGAAAATTTTTTAGACAATGAAGCAGATCTAGATTTTACAGAATTAGATATAGATTACCTGGCGCAAGATTTTATGACTGATTTACTATCATTGTTAGATGCTTTAGATATTGGAAAAGAAGAAGATAAGTTAGACCAGGTTGCTACAAGCATACGAATCGCAGGTACACAGATTGGCCAGGACAAAGATACGCAGATTACTACAATTATTACAGGGCAGAAGATCACACTAATTAGATCTGTAAGCGACAGTTATAGGATAGAAGTAGACGGTGGTAGCGCGTATACGTTAAATCTTTTGCAGAATGAGGTACAGAACACCGTGAAAGTTAACGGTGGTAACGACAATATCATTACTATCAACCAAGGTTCTTAGTATTTGACTTCTTTAAATTGCAACTTACAAATTAAAAGATGAAAGAACTATTGAAAGGTGTAATTGGTGCAGTAGCACCTACTCTCGGTACTGCCCTTGGCGGACCAATGGGCGGAATGGCCGCAAATTTAGTTTCTCAGGCGTTGGGATGCAAGAACACTCCAAAAGATATTGAAAAAGCTGTGCAGAACGCCACGCCTGAGCAACTCGTTGAACTTAAAAAATTAGACAATGATTTTGAAGTTAAGATGAAAGAACTAGATGTAGATCTATTTGCCCTTGAAACAGCAGATATACAAAACGCCAGATCTACCTTCTCTAAAGATTGGACAGCTAGAATTATAGGCATAGCTGTCATTGGTGGATTCATGGGTTATATCTTTTTAGTTACTATCCAACCACCAGAACAAAATTCAGAAGCGTTAATTAACCTAGTATTAGGTTACTTAGGTGGTCTAGCTTCTGCCATCATATCTTTTTATTTTGGCGCGTCACACTCTAGCGATGATTAAAGAATTTACCGCTCACCTAGTAGAGTTTGAGGGTTTACGTTTGATGCCTTATCACTGCACAAGTGGCAAACTTACTATCGGCGTAGGCCGTAATTTAGATGATAGAGGTATCACAGAAGATGAAGCAATGATTCTCCTGGCTAATGATATAAAGATTGTCCAAGAAGAATTAATTGCTCGATGGGATTGGATGTCAGATCTGCCACCCAGGGCGCAAATGGTGATGATGGATCTGGCGTTCAATATGGGTGTTCCTGCTATATCTAACTTTCAAAATATGCTCAGAGATCTTAAGAATGGGGAATGGGAAAAAGCCGCGATTAACTTGCTAGATAGTAGGTACGCGCAACAGGTAGGAAGAAGGGCAATATATAACGCGCATCTGTTGGAAACTGCGGATGATCATACATTGCCCTCTAAAGTTATAGAGTAGTTATCTTATGTAAGCAGATGGCATATCTGCCGTCTTGTTGCTTCCTGGTATGAATTCTATATTCAAGATTTAATTCTTGTTTATAGCAAGCCTGACGAATACTGTTATAGAACTTATGTTCTAAGTTAATAATCGTTTTGCCCTTTAATAACTCTTCAATAAAGCCTTGATACCTGGATCTAGGTAAAGGCGTATCTGATGTTTCAATTTTCATTACTTACTTCCTTAATTGATATTGAATTAGATCTAACTGTGTAACCTGGTTCTTCTGGAATAATCTTAGAAGGTTTAGGTTTAACAGTACGCATGCCCCACTTAACTACATAAGTGGTGTCTTCAGTGCTAATAGATCCTGTGGTGTTGTCTTGCATAATGCCCATCAAACTAACCTGGGCATCTTCTTTGACAGACTGCCAATGCCTAATACTTTTACAAGCCTGCTGATATAAATCTATAAAATCCATTGCATCATCATTTAGATCAACATGTTTGTCTTTTGTTTCAGGGTAAACGGTACTAGCATCCTTAGGACTCTCAGGAGGAAAGAAATCTTCTTCCTTAACTCTTCTATCCATATCCTTAACGAGAGTGTGGATCTCAGCAACCATTTCTTCATTGCGTGGATATATAAAATATCGCCAATAAATACTTTGGTAGCAAACTACCAAAATACCGTATTGGGCATCTTTTATATCCATCAAACCTTGCAGTTGCATTGGACCGCGCCAGGCAGGTGGTTCGTCTTCAGGATAAGCAGACGTTAGTTTGCACTCCATAACACCTGTACTGCCAATACGCATTTCTTTGCTATCAGTCATAACGTATATGCCTTTAGAAGGATCTTCTTTAATTATGCAACCATCAGACCAACACAAACCGTCTAAGGATCCTTGTAACGGTATTTCTGTATGTCTTATTGGTTTCTCTATATCTACGTACACACGATCTAGACCAATTTCTTCACCTGCCTTGTTAAGTAACACAGGTTCTAGCGTGTCACCTCTAGACATGATTGCAGTCTGCTCAGTTCGTACATTCTCACCACGTTTAGCAAGGATCATTTCCCCTAAGAGATCTATTCTAGATTTCCAAGGGTTTAACCCTGCCGCAGTAGCTAAGATAGAACACGACATTTCGTGATCATTAGTTAATTTACCTACCATATTTAATCCTCGCTAACTCGTCTTGTAATTCGCGGACTGAGGTTGTTGATAGAATGGGTTTTGTCCAGATCTCGGTATAACCGTTTTCATTCTTACGGATCTCTAAGACTGAATCTATTGGAACACCTTTGCGGCCTTGTCCAAGTACGTATGGTTTTATAGTTTTCATGCCATACCCCCAAACATTGCTATAAGGATCAACGCTACTGCTATAGATCCAAAGATTTCAGCTTTAGCAATCTTAGCTTGTTTAGTTGATTTAGCCTGGTTAGAACTACTAGATTTAGTAGGTTGGTTTAATGATTCTGCTTTATTTAAACTTCTATATATTATACGAAGTGTTAATAATACATCCTGTGGTACCGCTTGTGTGTACACACTAGATGTAGGATTAGCAAAATCAATAACTTGGGAAGGTTTTATATATTTCGTACTTAACATTTTTTCTCCTAGTTAGATTTTATATATTATGTATAAACTGCAAAGGTCTTTGATGTTTCCACCTTTAGGCTTTATACGGCTCCTTTATAACTTTTATGCACCGTGTCGTTGCCTTCATTGGCAAGTAACTTGGTACTGTAATTCGCATCTTCTATGGCACTCCTAGCGTGTAGTAATCTTAAATAAGATGGTATGCGTTGCTTACGCACTTTTTGTAATTCTTCCAACAAATTACCCATCACGTCTATGGCATCATCTAAATGCTCTAGCTTGTCCATTGGTATTGTCCAACGCTTGCACCCCTCATCACGCAATTTGCGATGAAAGAACTTCCTTTTTTCATTCATTACAATCCTCGTTGTTACTGTTTGTTGCTCTTTGTATCATATCGTCATATTGTCTGTAAATAAAAATCATGTGTAATAATTTATTTGGTTTTTATCACGTTCCTAACACTCGTAGCATGCCAGATACCACCGCGCGCAGTTGGCACATTTCGTTTGTTGAGTTGATTGGCAATCTCCTG